GCAACAACAAGTAACGCAAAAGATTTCCGAAGTTGAAAGTCATGCGCGGGACAAGACGTTGCAAGCAGTATCAGTTGACACTGGTGGTACAGGGGAAAGCTCGAAGAAGATTTACACGAGAGCCAAATTACTTGAAATGCAGCTTCGCCGTCCTAACGAGTACTCAGCTTTTGCTGATTCAGGTGAATTATCAAGAGCGTATCTTGAAGGGCGCGTAAGGTAACTTTAACTATCTAGGAGATTATCATGGGATTGGGAACTAATCACAGTACAGTAACAACCGCAGCAAATTTTATTCCGGAGATGTGGGAGAACGAAACTATTGCCGCCTATAAGCGGCAGGTGGTTTTGGGTAACTTGGTAACGAAGATCAACTTCAAGGGCAAGAAAGGGGATACTTTGCACATCCCTGTGCCTGCCCGTGGTGCTGCGTCTGCAAAGGCTGCAAACACTGAAGTAACCTTCATTGCAGATACCGCTGGCGTGATCGACGTGGCTATCAACAAGCACTTCCATTATGCGAAACTGTATGAGGATATTGCCGACATGCAGGCGATGACATCCATGCGCAAGTTCTATACGGACGATGCTGGTTATACTCTGGCAAAACAAATTGACCAAGACTTGCATCTGCTTGGCGCTTTGGCTAACGGCGGCGCATTGAGCGGAACTGGCACTACTTCGTATGAGAAAGCTGTTATCGGCGGCGATGGCTCTACCAACTTTTCCGGTGCAACTCCGGGAAATGGTACGGCTCTGACTGATGCTGGTATCCGCAAGATGATTCAAACGCTGGAAGATCAGGATGTAAACAGCCAAGAGCTGAAGCTGATTCTCCCTCCGGTTGAAGCTAACGTCCTTCGCGGTATCGCTCGTTTCACCGAGCAAGCATTTGTTGGTGATGGCAGTACCATCAAGACTGGTCGTTTGGGTAACCTGTATGGTGTAGAAGTTTACATCTCAAGCAACTGTCCGTGGGTTCACGTTGATTCTGGAACCAGCACTCAGTTTGTGTCGTTCTCCAGCACTACGCCAACTACCGGCACGGATGCTCTTGGTGAGACTGTAACCATCTCTGGCACTATCGCAAAGTACCGCGCTGGCCTGATGTTGCACAAGGACGCTATATGTCATGCAGAGCAAATGGGCATTCGCACCCAATCGCAGTATATTCTGCAATGGTTGGGCGAGGGCGTAGTTTCTGACACCATTTATGGGGTGAAAGAGCTGCGTGACTACGCTTCTTTGGCGGTCATCGTCCCGGCCTGACCTGCGTAATACCTAAGTTCGGGGGATGAAATACTCCCCCGCTCTTTAACGAACAAGGAGAACAATTATGTCTCGTCAAAGTATCGGAGTTCCGATTGAGAACATTCAAGAGGAGCATTCAACAGTAGCATACGTCCCTGCTACGGCAACTGCCACGGCAGACCAAGTGGCAACAGGGTATATTGTAACTACATCGGCCGCCGCAACAACCTTGACACTTCCAACAGGAACATTGCTTGGTCAGCGTCTTGGAGCTAAAGCTGGAACTGTTTTCAATCTGTTTGTAGATAACACTGGTGGCGCTGATGTTGTAACGGTAGCAGTTGCAACCAATGGCATTCAGTCTAATTTCGACCTTGAGATTACCGCTGCCACTGCATCTGTAACGCCAGCAGCAATCACGCCGCTTACCATTCCAAGTGGCGCAACTGGTTTGGCTCGCTATACGATCGTATTTTCAAGCCCGACGGCTTATGTGTTTACTCGCTCTGCGTAATCTGCGCCCCGCTCCGGCGGGGTTTTTAACATTGGGGGTTTCATAAATGAAAGTTATATTTCGTTGCAAGCGTAGTGGCAATACAGTATCATTTTCCAATCCAAATGACATAGAGCAACTCAGGAAGCATGAAGGTTACGAGGAGGTGAAAAATGCTGATGGGCGAGCGCAAACTGAAGATGTAACTGGTGCGAGTGCAGGAACAGCCACGTCAACCAAATATTTTAAGACTGTAACCGGAATTGCTCATACTGGTTCTGTTGCAACAACTTTGACATCCGGCAACACGATTGATGCTGTATCAAATACAGTACGTCCAAATCTCAACACAAGTCCGATAGCGATAGGAATCGGAATTGTTTTGGTTAGTGGTACGGCGACTTATAAGGTACAGCATTCTTATCAAGATGGTACTTCTTCACATCCAACACTGTGGTTTGATAATACTGCTGGAGCTAAAACGGCATCCTCGGAGGCAACCTATTCAACTCCGGTGGCAACGATCAGATTGCTTATTTCTGCATCCGCTTCTGGATTGCTGTCCGGCAACATTGTGCAGGCAGGGTGATGGAATGAAAGTCACATTTCGTTGCAAGCGTAGTGGCAATACAGTATCATTTTCCAATCCAAATGACATAGAGCAACTCAGGAAGCATGAAGGTTACGAGGAGGTGAAAAATGCGATGAAATTGCGGAACTTTATAGAATAAATTTAGGACGCGCGCCCGAATCTCAGGATGTGATTGACGCATGGGCTGCGCAATTTGGTTCGTCTGTTGACGCTTCAGAGAGACAGCAATTCGCAATGGCTGCGCTGCCAGAGTATAGGATGCAACAAGGACTGTTTTCTCCTATAGAACCGCCTCCTTATGTAGTACAGCCTACAGTCACTTCGCAAGCGGCAACGGCAGTTGAGCAGGTGGAGCAACAAGGTGCATCTACTCCAGCTACAATAACTGCCCTGAATAATGCAGCTATTGCATATCATGCCGCAGCAAACTTACAAATTGGTGATTCAAATGCAAAAGCTCAAGCAGTTTTGCAGGCTGGTAATGCTTTAACGGCCGCAATAGAGGCTAATGGAGGCTTTGCTGGGGCTGATCCTGGTGCTAACCCACAGTTAGCATCTCAACATTGGACTTCTATTGGAGGTCCAACGGGGACGTTTGAAGCCGAAATGAATCAGGCTTGGGACATTCATACTACGCATGGAAATGACGTATTTGATACTGTGATGTCAGTATTGGCTTTTGTTCCAGGACCTCATCAACCTTTTATTGCGGCTTATAACGCAATGAGTGCCCTTGAAAAAGGTAATATAATTTCGGCGATAGCGTCTGCTGCCGGTGTTGGTGGCATCAATGCAGCCAGTACAATTGGAACTGCTTTAGGGGCTACAGGGAATGTTGCTCAGGCTGTTGGGAATGCGATTATTTCTGGAGCAAATGCCGCCGCTACAGGTCAAAATATTGGGCAAGCAGCGTTGACTGGCGCGGCAATCTCAGGACTTAGTTCGGCAGCAAAATCACTCATTCCTACAGCAATGGGAGGGACTAATTCAGCTACAACGATTACGGACGCACAACTAGAATCATTGGTAAATGACTATGGGCTTACAAATGAACAAGTCCAGGGTGCTCTTGATGCATGGCAGCAAGGTGGAACTTTAACTGCCGCTCAGTCTAGTTGGGCAGATCGTATTATCAATACTGTAAGCCAAGGCAATCCAACTGATCCAGCGTTGGAAGGACAGCGCACCACTGTTCAAGTAACAGGAGGGGATCAAGCTGGAACGTCTACTACACAAACAGGGAATCAAGTTACAGTTACTAGTCCAGATGGAACAACTACTACTCTCACTGCTACTACGGGTGCAGACGGGAGCCCTGTATATACAAACAGTCAAGGGCAAGTAACCAATACTTATGGTGATCCTATAAATACTGATGGCAGTACTGTAATAGGAGGGGGTGGTAATGATATCTTTACTGGAGGTGGCAGCACTATAACAGGTGGTGGCGGTAATGATATCTTTACTGGAGGTGGCAGCACTATAACAGGTGGTGGCGGAAATGATGGTATTTTAACTGATTATGAGTACCAGACCGGAGAAGATTATGGTATAGATTTTGATACCGAACCATTCGACTGGTCAAACCCATCGACATATCCGTGGCAAAACATTTTCTCCGCTGCTGGAGACTTGTTTGGTGGGTATTTGTCAGGAGAGGCCGCTACTCAAGCAGCACAAACTCAAGCCGCGGCTCAGGTAGAAGCGGCAAGGATAGCAGCAGAGGCTGCTAGATTTCGCCCTGTTGGGGTAACTACTCGTTTTGGACAGTCGCAATTTGGCTATGACCCGCAAGGTAATCTCACTTCTGCCGGGTACCAATTAAGCCCCGAATTGAGAGCGCAGCAAGACGCGTTAATGATAAATTCAGGACAGAATCTTGCACAGTGGCAACAAGCGACCCAATTGGCCGCTCCGTTACAGACTGGCGCTCAACGCGCAATGGAACTTGGGCAGGGTTATCTTGCGAGAACTCCACAGGAGCAAGCAGCGCAATATATGTCTGAGCAACAAGGTTTGCTTGCCCCTGGCCGTGAGCGTGAGTTGGCAGCATTGCAAAACAGATTGCAGGCACAAGGACGAGGCGGCTTGGCGATTGGCGGTACTTCAACAGGTATGATGGCGGCCAATCCTGAGATGGAGGCTTATTACAACTCAATACGCCAGCAGGATTTGGGACTTGCCGCACAAGCAACGCAAGGTGGTCAGCAGTACGCTACATTTGGCGCCGGGTTGATGGGTACTGGCGGCGATTTGCTGAAGCAAATGTATGGAACTCAAACAGCAGCATTTCAACCTTATCAAACAGCATTGGGCGGCGCTCAACAATTGGAGCAACTTGGACAGGAACCGATGAACTTGGGCGCTTCGCTCGGCTCGACCGCTTCTGCCGCAGCCGCTGCTGCCGGAAACGCTCAGGCACAGGGTATGTGGGGAGCGGCACAAACAATGCAGCCAGCGAACGCCTACAGCCCTTGGGGGGCATTGCTGAGTGGTGCCGGACAAGCTATTGGGCAGTATGGCCAACAACAGCAGCAATATAGATTCGATCCATTTACAGGAAGGGCATTGTAATGGCCAATAATATCGTGGAAGGTCTTTTTGGGCTTACACCATCACAAGTGCAACAACAGCAGCAAGCACAGATTGATGCTGCGGCACAGCAGTATGCGCGCGCAGCACCATTTGAACGCGCCACGGCGCAGATGTACCGTGGTGGCGCAGGATTGGCTGGGCTTGGTGCTGGTATGCTTGGCATGGAGAACCCGCAAATGGCAGCAGCACAGCGCACACAAGCATTGGCGCAGGGCGGAGATTTGACCACTCCAGAGGGATTATTCGCCAAAGCCGAGCAATTCCGTGCTGCTGGAGATCAGCAGACTGCTTTGAAATTGGTAATGCTTGGTAAAAAGATGCAGGCGGAGGAATTGGAGGCCAGGCAGTCGGCAGAAGTTAAATCTACAGAGATGGCAAGGAATTTGGCGCAGGCTGCAAAAGCACAAGAGCCACCCAAAGAAGAAATGACCGCAGACATGAAAAACGCTGCTGCTTTGGCAGATTCAGTTGCAGATCGTGGAACTCCTGAATGGAAATCTGTATACATGAAAAATCTTACCCAATTAACAGCTAAAGGTGAGGGCGGTGCCGTGCCTAACATAGTAAGATTGCAACAAGTGCGGAAACAACTGGCTGATGTAAATCCTAACGATCCAAGAATAGCACAACTTGATGCAGCTATAAGGAAAGAGACATATATCAAGCCTGAAAACGAGCCGCAGACAGGAATGAAGCCAGCAGATGAGTTGCGTTTTATGAATCAACATAGTAAAGATTATGAAAGGGCTGTAGTAACCATAGATAGTTCATCTGATGCGCTACGCATTACTGAGTCTATCGAAAAAAATCCTAAATTCGGATATTTATTTGGTGGATATACTGAGGCTGCATTGTCGAAATTGGCTCCAGGAGAAATTGCTGGGCTTCAAAGTGAGATAAATACATTAAAGAGTAATTTAATGTCAACAGGGCTTAATTTAGTTAAAGCGGCTAATTCGGCTGGTATTGGGGCTATCACCGAAAAAGAATGGCCTATATTCGAGAGAATGATTGCAGACTTAGACCCAAAAATGGACGAAAAAACTGCCCGCAAAAAGTTCGCTGAGATTAAGAACTTTTTCGATGGAACGCAAAAACGTTCTTCGGAAAATTACAAGAAAAAGTGGGGAAAGAAAACTGATTTCTATGATCCTAGTGTTGAGGAAATGATAAGAAAGCCAGCGGATGGCGGTTCTGCCGCCACAGGCGCATCCGGGAAATGGGAGATTGTTAGATAATGGCTGACACTCAAATATATAAAGTGCGCGATCCCAATGGTGCGATACGCGAGATTCGCGGGCCTGCTGGTGCGTCTGATGATGAGATTATATCTCAGGCACAGGCATTATTTGCTGGAGCAGAACAACCAGCACAGCAACCAGCACAAGCTGCACAACCAGCACAAGAGCCATCTATGATGCAGCAGATAACTGCGCCATTTCAACGTGCCGGTCGCGCCCTGAATGAGGTTGCTGGAACTGTTGTGGAACCTGCTCTGCAAATGGGATTAGGCTTCGCAGGGAAACCAATATCAGAAATTGCAGGTATGGCTGCTGCTGGAAGAGAGCTTATTAGCCCTCAAGGTGGCGACCCAGAAGCATTCAAGCGAAGCATTGCAGAGCAATTTACATACGAACCAAGAACTGCTGGTGGTAAATTTGTTTCAGAGAAGATTCTTGCCCCTATAGGTGGTGCAATAGAATCTGTGGCGGGCAAGGGTGGAGAGCTTGCAAGGAAAGGATTGGAACTTGCAGGAGTAAGTCCGATACCGGCAGAAATTGCTGCTGGCGGAGTAAAAGAAGCATTAATGCAAGGAGTAGGATTTGCTGGCGTAAAGGGCGCACCTAAAGCGGCTGGTATTATTGAATCATCAAACGCTGCTAAATTGGCAGCATTGAAAGAAAAGTTATCTTTTGAGGCAAAAGGTAACCGCATACTGAAAGAAGGTAAAGATATTGGTCTTATTGGCACTGTCGGAGGAAAGTCACGCATTGCTACTGGCTATGCAAATCCAGAATATTATATTTCAGTAAAAAACACACAAACAGCTACAAAATCTCTTGCTGATGAAGTTGGAATAAAAGGGGCAATTACTGATGATGCAGTAGCGTCAAAAGTTGGTGAGCTTTCTCAAGATTACGCAAATGTATCTAAAGCTCTTGGTGTTAAAGTAAAAATAACACCAGAGTTCAAAAAAGATGTTGCCTCTATGATGACCGATATGGCTAACAAGATGAAACAGAACCCTACAGCATACAAAGGGTTTAGTGGTGTTATTGACGATCTAAAAACACAGTTATCATTGAAGGAAATGGATTCTGCTATATTGATGGATTCTATTCGCAAATTTCGTGAAACAGCTCGGATTGCTGAAAAGCGTAAAGAAATTGGCATGGTAGAAAAAGAAGCTGGAGAGGCAAGTTATAAATTAGCAAATATGTATGAGAATATGATTGAGCAAAAACTTGTAGGGAAGAAAGCACTTCTTGATAAATTCCGCGATTCTCGTACAAAACTCGCAAAACTTCACTTGATTGATGCTGCGCGAATGAGTGATGACTTGATTGATATGCAGAAATTAGGAACACTTGTTGGAAAATATGCGAATATAGAGCGTCCGGTAACTGGAGCATTCAAAACTGTCGCTGAATTTGCAAACACTTTTAGGGATATATCAAGGCATCCATCATCCATGAAAGCTCCGGCTGGAGGACGATGGGATATACCAGCAGCACTTGCTGGAACCACTGGTGCAGCAATGACTGGCCATCCTGCTGCTCTTATTTCTACTATTCCTGCTATTGCTCGCCCAGTAATTCATTCTCTTGCCGAACGTGGAATGCTTCAAGGAAAGACTCCATCTTATGAATTATCAAGATTACGCCGTAGCGCACCAGCAGCAACACAAGCTGGAATGCTTGGAACAGCTTTCTCGCCTTATGTTAAGGAGCAAGAATAATGGCTACTTATTTGTCTTTAGTGAATGACGTTCTTATCAGACTGCGCGAGCAGTCGGTATCAACCGTCAACGAAACACCATATTCAACGCTTATCGGTAAGCTGGTAAATGATACCAAGCGTCAGGTCGAGAACGCTTGGATGTGGGACGCATTGTCCACGGTGAAAACTGTAACCACAGCCAGCGGAACCAGCACATATACTGTCACTGGATCAGGCTTGTATCCACGGGGTGCAGATATAAATGACACAACAAACAACTCAAAATTACGCAATGTGCCAACTCAGTGGATTATTGACCGGCAGCAGTTATCGACCGTTCAGAACGGCAATCCAATTTACTACGCATGGAATGGTAACGACGGAACTGACAGCAAGATAGAACTATATCCTACGCCAAATGGCACGTTCAGCATCAGCATCAATTTGACTGTCCCGCAGGCAAAGTTGTCTGGTGATAATGACGTTCTGACGATTCCGGCAGAAGATGCCGTTGTTGCAGGCGCTTATGCCAGAGCATTGGTAGAGCGCGGCGAAGATGGTGGATTATCATCTAGCGAGGCGTTCGGGCTTTATAAAGGTATTCTGGGAGATGACATTGCTATGGAAGCCAATCGGTTTATGGAAAATGATTGCTGGAGCGCGGTGTAATGGCTCAGCCAATACAACCATTTTCCATAACAGCACCAGGCTTTTATGGGCTGAATCTTCAGGATTCGCCTATAGATATGGACATGAAGTATGCGCTGAAAGCAAGCAACTGCATTATTGATAGCGCTGGTCGCATTGCATCGCGCAAAGGATGGGCAAAGCAACATACAGCTAACACGGAGTTATCAACAAGCAATGTAACATGCATTGGTGAGCTTGTGAGTAACACTGGTACAGTTACCATGCTGTCTGCTGGTGGTGGTTACTTATACAAATTGGTCGGCACAACGCTTACCACATTGACTTATGGTGGTGGCGGTTCTGCCCCAACGATAAGCGCAAATAACTGGCAATTTGTTCAACTCAATGGTATCGGGATATTCTTCCAGCGCGGCCACGATCCGCTGATATACGACCCTGCTGTATCAACTACCACATTCAGGCGGTTGTCTGAACACGCCACTTATGCGGGCACTGTACCGCAGGCCAATACAGCCATTAGCGCATACGGGCGCATCTGGTGTGCAGATACTGCAACCGACAAGAACACGATAACATGGTCTGACATTATCACCCCGCAGATATGGACTGGTGGAACGGCTGGAAGCCTTGACTTGCTTGGGGTGTGGCCTGAAGGTGGCGATGAGATTGTGGCACTCGCCGCGCACAACAACTTCCTTGTTATCTTCGGGAAAACGCAAATCCTGATATACAGCGGAGCAAATGATCCGGCTTCAATGGTCTTGTCCGATACAATCTCAACTGTTGGATGTATAGCGCGAGATTCCATTCAGAATGTTGGTCGTGATTTGATATTCCTGTCCACATTAGGGCTTCATACTCTTGGCAGAGTTATTCAGGAAAAATCTTCTCCGATGGCTGATTTATCCAGAAATGTCAGGGATGAGATTGTAGGGCATACTGCTATTGAAGCAAATCCTGCGCTTATCAAATCTATTTATAGCACTGAAAACGCTTTTTATCTTTTAACTTTTCCTACAGCAAGCGAGGTATATTGCTTCGACTTGAGGGCGAAACTTGAGAATGGCGCAGCAAGGATGACAACATGGACTAGCAATGTTCCTACCGCATTCTGCTCAACGTCAACTGGTGTGTTGTATTTTGGCAAAGCCGGTTATATCGGAAAATACAGCACTTATCTTGATGACGCTTTGACATACAGGATGGCATACATATCGCCTCATATAGACTTTGGCGATCCCATAATGACCAGCATTCTAAAGAAGATTATCATCACTACCGTCAGCATAAACCAGCCCGTAATTGTTAAATGGGCTTTTGATTTTCTGCAAAGATTTTATTCCCAAACAGTAACCGTAAATGCTGGTGCTGCTAATGCGGCCTATTACAATACCAGCGAGTATAATTCAGGCGCAGAATACACCACGCCTGTTGCTGCTACTGTTGTTGGTGTCAATGCAAGCGGTGCTGGTAGAACGATACAAGTAGGGCTGGAATGCAACATAGATAACAAATTACTATCGCTGCAAAAGATAGACATATACACAAAACGCGGTAAATTGGTTTAGGAGAGAATCATGGCAGCTTACGTTAAAATAACTGATTTTTCTGTAAAAGATAATTTGCTGACCGGCAATCCTGAGAAGGTTGTTACCGGGGCAGAATTGGATGATGAATTTGACGCAATCGCCACTTCCAGCAATCTTAACTACACAGAACTCAATAATGCTGTCGATGCGTCATTCATCAAGTGGACATTCAACTCATCCACGACGATGGCTGACCCTGGGGCAGGCAATATACGTTTCAACCACGCAACGGCATCCAGCGTTACAGCGATTGCTTTAGATGATCTGACAAGCGGTAGCGCAGACGTGTCTGCATTCGTTGTGTCTTGGGATGACGTAACTGGAAGCACGAACAAGGGAACGATTCAATTCAAGCAAGGCAATATCTTTGCGATTTACTACATCACCGGCCTGACTGATAATGCAGGCTGGACACAGCTTGCAGTAACTTATGTATCAGGCAGCGGTACCTTCGTTTCTGGCACCGAGACTTATGCAAGCTTCTTCAGGACTGGCGAAGCAAGCGCAGATGTATCGACTGTTGC